GTCTCATAGGCCAGCAGCGGATGGCTCCACTGGTCCGCCGCGTCCCAAATCAGCCCCGCCAGATCACCGGAGCCATAGAAGACCGCATCTACCCGTAGACTGTCAGGCCCGGTCGTCACCACGCTCGCCATCATCGGCCGGGGGAAATTCACCGTCCACCACATCGGATCGAACCGCTTGATGAAGCGGCTCTCCTGCCCCCGCCCATGTGCCGGGCCTCCATCGGCCAGCCAATAATCGATCCCGCTCATTGCAGCGCCCCCCGCACCGCCCGCGCCACCTGCCGCGCGCTCCGCGCCAGCAGCCGCGCCTCGCTCTCGTTCCCACGCCCTTGCACCGCGATGTTCACGCGCACGTCGCGCCCGCCGCCACCGCCCGGCACCACCTGGCCGCTCGCTGTCGGCACGAAGAGTTCCGGACCGCGTTCGCCCACCATATAGGCACGTCCCGGCGCCACCGGCCCGCCGGTCGCCCGCCCCGGCAGACCCAGCGCGCTGGTCAGCAGCGACGCCCCCAGTTGCACCAGCCCGCCCCCGCTGCCACCGCCCACGGCCGATCGCAGCGAACTCGCCGCAATCTCGTCCAGCACCGACAGGGCGATCCGCCGCAGATCCTCGAAGCCGAACTTGCCCGTCCGCACCGCGCGCAACAGCCCCTGCTCGATCCGCCGCCCCGCCCGGTCGGCGCCATCGCCCAGCGGCCCTTCCAGCCCCGCGCGCATCGCGTCGACATCGCGCGCCAGCCCCTGCGTATCGGCCCGCACCCGCACCACCAATGTCTCGATTTCCTCGTCCATTCCTCGGCCCCTTCTCCTTGGAAAAGCCCCGCCCCTTCAGGGGAGGGGTTTGGGGTGGGGGCCATCCGGCAAGGCCAACATCAGCCTACGCACCGCCCCAACCTCCGTTCGTTTCGAGCGAAGTCGAGAAACAGGAAAAGCCGCGCCAGCCGCTTCTCGACAGGCTCGAAGCGAACGGATCTTCTGCACTTGAAGTCAGTCCGGCATCGCCTGCATCAGCCGCGCCAGCGCACCCGCATCCACCCCGTCGACCGGCGCGTCATCGCCGCGCATCGCCGCCAGCACGGCGCGCAGTTCCGCCGGGGTGGCGCGCCAGAACTCGTCCGGCCGCCACCCCAGCAGCCAGCCGGCGATCCCCGCCAGCCGCCCCGCCCCATCCGCAAAGCGCGTCATCGCCCCGCCAATATCTGTTGCAATATCGCCTTCAGCACCGGCGTCGCCCGCGCGAGGCCCGCCGCCAGCAGCGCCTCGCCCAGCGCCTCTCGGCTCAGCCCCTCACGCTCGACCAGGCAATGCCAGAACAGCCCGACCAGTTCGGCCAGCGTCAGCTTGCCGTCCGCCGCCCGCTCGACCAGCGCGAACAGCGGCCCCAGTTCCTCCTCCGCCGCCACCAAAGCGGCAAAGCTCGGCCGCAGCGCCAGCGTCTCGCCGCCTAGGTCCAGCGCCGCTTCCCCCCGCACGGGGTTCACCGCCCCGCCGCTCATTCGCTCACCACCGCGCCGCTGCTTTCCAGGCTCAGCGCATAGTTGCGCTCGCCATTATAGTCGCCGGCATAGTCGAGCCGCGTCACCAGGAAGCGGCCGCGCATCCGCTCGCCGCTCTCGAAACTCAGCTCATAATCTTCGATCGTGCCGGCCAGCGCATGGTTGCGCACCCGGATTTCGGCCGCCGATCCGGTGAAGATGCCGGCCGCCGACACGCTGACCGACCGCACCCCCGCGCCCGACAGCAGCTCGCGCCAGCCACCCGAATCCTTGCTGGTGATGTTGACCGCCTCGCCATTCACCGACAGCTGGGTGGTGCGCATCCCGGCCACCGTCTCATATGTTGCCGGGACGTTGCCATTTCCCACCTTCAACAGAAACGCACTTCCTTTTTCGACGCCCATGGCGCATTCTCCCGTCAGACAAAGCGTTCTAAAACGCGGATTAAAGGAGAGGTCTGATGCTCGTGGTTGCTCCCCTTGTGATGATGCTCGCGGCCGCGCCGTCGGCCGACGCCATCGGCGCCGCCCGCAAGGCTTTTGCCGGCTGCCTCTCGGCCCAGGTCCAGCCCTCGCTCGACAAGAAGGTGCCGCTCGGCGAATTTCAGGGTCAGTTGAAGACGACCTGCGCCGACAAGGAGGCGGCCTTCCGCGCCGCGATCCTCGCGCAGGACAAGGCCGACGGCATGTCGGACAAGGATGCGCAGGCCGATGCCGACGATCAGGTGTCCGAATATGTCGACAAGATCATCGGCGAATATGAGGAATATAATAAGCCCGGCACCTGATCAGGCGCCGATAGCCTCGCGCACCACGCGAATGCGGTAATCCGCCACCGCCAGCCAGCCGCCTTCGCCGCGCGCGCCCGTCCGGGCGATCCGCGACCGCAACAGGCTGGCGGTGACGATCCGCCAGCCACTCGCCTGCGCCAGGCGGATGACCGGGTCGATCCGCGCCAGCAGCTCGCCCAGCCTTCCGGCCGTCTCCGCCATGTCATGCAGGCTGATCGACAGGCGCAGCTCGCGCCCCTCGACATCCTTCGCGCCCCAGTCGCTGCCCAGGCATTCGCCGACCACGCCATAGGGCGCGCTCGCCCGCACCGGCGCGCCGTCGAACAGGCCGTTCAGCCGGTCCATCAGGCCGCTGTCGGCCTTCAGCGCCGCGATCACCGCGCTGCGTATCGCCACCTCCGCGCTCATGTCCTGCTCCTTCCCGCCTCGCGCAGGCTGAGGTCCGCCATCCAGCGCGCCTTCAGCCCCGGCGCCGACGCCCGCACCGCCTCGCCCTCGATCGCCGCCGCCACGCCCTGCGCGTCCAGCGCCTGCGCAATCGCTGCGCGCCGCCGCGCCACCCGTTCCTCCATCCGCCGCGTCAGTGTCACCCGCATGACATCGCCCGTCATGAGAGGCGCATCCGCCGCCACGGCCGCCACAGCGCGCTCACGACGGCCGGTGGGGCAGCCCCCTCGTCACCGCGCGCGACGAAATGCTCGGCCGCCAGCCGCATGATCCCCTGGCGCAGCGGCTCGGCGACGCCATTCAGGTCCGTCGCCATCCCCGCCTGATAGTCCACCGCCAGCCGGTTCCCCGGCCGCACCGCCCGCACCCAGCCATCGCCCGACGCATCGATGTCGATCGCATAGGCCTCGACCGGCAGCGGCGTGACCGCCCCCGCATCGTCCACCGCCGCAACCGCACCGACCGCCACCACCGGCCGCGCCGCCAGCCTGTGCCAGCGCCCGTCCGCCGGCACCGTCTCGCGCGCGCCGCGCCGGATCAGCCACTGGCCGACAAATTGCTCGCACAGCGCGCCCGCGCTCCGCAGCAGTCCCGCCAGCACCGCATCCTCGCCATCGCTTTCGATCCGCAGATAGGCCTTCAGCTCCGCCATCGACGCCGCCAGCCCCGCGTCGCTCTCCGTTTCCGTCAGCATCTGCGCCCTCCCCCCAAACAACAGCCCTCAAATGCAAAATGGGGGAAGGAACACGCCCTCCCCCTCCCACCCGTTACGAGGCGGCAAACTTCATCAACTTGATCGCCTCCGAATTGGCCACCGCGCCGCCGATCCGCTTGACCGCGTAGAAATGGACGAACGGCTTGTTGCTGAACGGATCGCGCAGGATGCTGGTGTCGCTGCGTTCGGCGATGACATAGCCGGCCTGGAAATTGCCGAAGGCGATCGACAGGCTGTTCGCGGCAATGTCGGGCATGTCCTCCGCCTCGACCACCGGATAGCCGAGCAGGGTCGCGGGCTGCCCGGCCGCCAGCCCCGGCTGCCAGATGAAGGCGCCATCGCTGGTCTTCATCTTTCGGATCGCCGCCAGCGTCGCCGAGTTCATCACGAAGCTCGCCCCCTGGCGATAGGGCGCGCGCAGGCTCTGGACCAGGTCAATGAGCTTGTCCTGCGGGTTCGACGCGGCAAAGCCCCCGGCCGCCCCCGACGCCACATATTGCAGCGATCCGAACGCACGCACGCTGTCCGCCTCGCTGGTGGTGGTATAGGTCAGGAAGCCCTTGGGCTTGTTGGTGCCATTGCCGTTGACGAAGGCCGCCCCCTCGGCCACCGCGAACTCGCGGGCAATCTCGCCCGCCAGCCAGCCTTCGACATCGAACTGCGCGTCGTCCAGCATCGCCTGGCTCGCCGCCGGATTGGCATAAAGCTCGCCCGATGGCGGCGCGATCTCGTTGAAGCTCGGCGTGCCCGTCTCGGCCCGCGCCCCGGTCTCGCTCGCCCAGCCCGACACGATGCCGCCCGCCGTCACCAGCTTGCGATAGCCCGCCGTCCCGGTCCGCACGACATTGGCGATGCCGCGGATCGGCGAGATCGCCTTCAAGGTCGAACCGATCAACTGGTCGATCTCGCGCGGCACCGCATAGCCGCCCGCCGCCCCGCTGGCGCCGGAAAAGCTCTTCAGCTCGACCCCGGCTTCCAGTCCCTGCCGCAGATAGCGCTCGACAAAGGCGCCGCGCGCCGGGTCGACCTCGCCGCCCTTCACCCCATCGAGCGCCGGCCGCCCCATCTGCACCCGCATCGCCCCCAGCTGCGCCTCCAGCGCCGCGATCCGCTCGCCCTGCGCCACCGCCTCGAAAGCGCCCTCCAGCCCGTCCGTCACCACTTCCGTCATAACCATCTCCCGCTTGCCAAAACGAAAAAGGGCGGCCCCAATGGGACCGCCCTTTTTCCTTCTCCCCTTGTGGGAGAAGGATATGAAGCCTTGGCGGCAAAGCCGCCTAGGCGAAGTTGGATGAGGGGAAGGCCTTGCTCCCGTCACATATCTTGGGAAAGAACATATTATGCCCCTCACCCTCGCCACCCACGGCGCCCAGCACCTTCCCGCCGCGCTGTCCGCCGCCGATCTCGCCACGATCGAAGCTGCCCTGGCTCATCTGCCGCCCGACCAGCCGGGCCTGCGCCTCGCCAGCCTGCCCGCGCTTGGTCCGTTGCTCGGCCCGACCGGCGCGATCGGCCGCCACGCCGCCGCGCATCAGGGCGCAGCCAGCCGCCCGGTCCGCGCCATCCTGTTCGACAAGAGCGCCGCCACCAACTGGGCGCTGGGCTGGCATCAGGACCGCACCATCGCCGTGCGCCGGCGCATCGACATAGCGGGATTCGGCCCCTGGACGTTGAAGGCCGGCATCCAGCATGTCGCCCCGCCCCAGCCGCTGCTCGACGCGATGGTCACGCTGCGCCTCCATCTCGATCCCGTCGATGCCGACAATGCCCCGCTGCTGATCGCACCCGGCTCCCACCATCATGGCCGCGTCGCCGAAACCGATGTCGCCGCCCTCGTCGCAAGCTGCGGCATCCAGCCCTGCCTCGCGGCGCGGGGCGACATCTGGCTCTACGCCACGCCGATCCTCCACGCCTCCGACGCCGCCACCAACCCGCGCCACCGCCGCGTCCTGCAACTCGACTACAGCGCCGACCCGCTGCCCGGCGGCCTGGAATGGCTGGGTGTGTGATTCAGCGAAGCTCGGATTCCCAGTCCTCTTCCAGAGGCTGCGCAATCATGGCTTCATAACGCGCCAGCTCAGCTTCAGCGGACAATCTCTTCCGTCGTTCGCGACGCCAATTCCAGAAACCGACCGCACCACAGAAGAGTCCGCCACCCAAGGTCCATCCCAACACCTCACCAGATGCATCGCTGAACAGCCCATGGATGCCAACCGCCAGCAGCATTGCCGACGTGACCATCCCCTGTATCGCCGCCAGATTTTCCTTGTAACGCCCCGGCACTTCCGGACGCCCATATTTTCGCGGTACGACAGACCAGTAGCGCGGAAGTTCCCCCATTCGGTTTGGCTATCAGATATTATTGCCCCCCTCCACCCCGATCACCCGCGCCAGCGGCTGCATCGGGTGCGTCACCAGGCTCACCTCCACCAGCTCCAGCGCCAGCAATTCGCGCGGCCCCCTGCCCCGCGCCGCCTTCACCCGATAGCCAAAGCTCAGCCCATCGACCGCGCCGGCCGCCAGCATCGCCGCCGCCTCGCGCCCGGCCGCACTCGCCCGCGACACGCGGCCGATCACCCGCAGGCCGCGTTTGTCCTCGCGCGCCATCTCGATCCGGCCGATCGGCGCGCCGGGCCGATGCTGCCACAGCAAGGGGACATGCGCCGCCGTCACCGCGCCGAACGCGCCCGGCCGCACCACATCGCCGCCCCGGTCCACCCGGTCGAAGATCGCGGCATAGCCGGCAAAGCGCAGCGCGCCCGCTTCTCCCCGCCCGCTCATCCCTTCACCAGCCCGATGAGGCCCATCTTCACCGCCATGCCCAGCAGCACCAGCGCCATCACGATCCGCACTGCCCAACCGATCGCCGCCCCGCGCGCCGCCTTCTTCGCGTCGCGCCAGGCGCGCAGCAGCTCGCGCAATTCCCGCATGTCGGCCTCGGCCCGCCGATCCTCCAGCCCCAGCCGCGCCAGCGCCCGCCCGGCGCCCAGTTCGCTCGCCTCTTCGATCAGCGCCCGGATCATGACGATATCCATCGGTGCGCCCTCGGCCTGCGCCACCAGCCGCGCCAGCATCTCCTCTTTCATGGTTCCGCCTTCCCTTGGGCGCCGCGCGCCCCTATCTGGGCCCGCATGAAGCGCACCCCTCGCAAATTGCTGATCGCCCTCGTCATCCTCGCGCTCGGCCTCATCGCCTGGCATTTCGGCCTGTTCCGCGCCGGCGACTGCCTGTTGCAGGGCGGCAGCTGGAACATGGACAACGGCTTCTGCCGTCTCGACAGCCTCGCCCGGCCCCTGTGAAGTGGGTGTGAAGCGGGCGCTGCTCGGCGGGCTGCTGGTCCTGATCGCCGCCGCCCTCTGCCTTTGGCAAAGCGACTGGCTCGCCCAGGATCGCTGCCTCGACAGCGGCGGCCGCTGGACCGCGCAGGGCCATTGCCGCCATTAGAAAGCAGACAGGTTCACGCGGAGCCGCGAAGACGCGGAGAAGAGAGCCGCCGCAGGCGGCAGCACAAAAATCTCCGCGCCTCCGCGCCTCCGCGTCTCCGCGCGAACCTCAAATGCCCAGCATCGCCTTCTTCTCCTCGGCGGTCAGGAAGTCCGCCCCCGCCACCCGCTCCCACAGGGCCGCGCGCTCGTCCGACAGCGCCGGCACCGCGTCCAGATCCGGCGCCAGGCTCAGCCCTGGCCACCAGCCCTGCAATCCCTGCGCCAGTCCCGCGCCGATCTTGCCGACCAGCGGCAGGATTGTCTGCCGCCACAGCGCCTTGTTCGCCTCGCGATAATTGGCATACGCATTGTCGCCCGGCAGCCCCATCAGCATCGGCGGCACGCCGAACGCCAGCGATATCTCGCGCGCCGCCGCGGCCTTCAATCCGACAAAGTCCATCTCGGCCGGCGACAGGCTCATCGCCCGCCAGTCTAGCCCGCCCTCCAGCAGCATCGGCCGCCCGGCATTGACCGCGCCGCTGAACGCCGCCTCCATCTCGCGCCGCACCCGCTCAAACTGTTCCGGGCTCAGCACCGATCCGTCGCCCGGCGCATAGACCATCGCCCCCGAAGGGCGCGCCGCATTGTCGAGCAGCGCCTTGTTCCACACCGTGGCGGTATTGTGGATCGCCACCGCCCCCGCCGCCGCACCGACACAGCCCAGGCCATAATGATCGTCGAGCGGATGGAGCGCGCGGATATGGAGCAGGCTGGTCCGCCCCGCGCCATCCTCGGGCGACAGCCGGGTCACGCTCTCGCCCACGCGATAGAGATAGGCCGCCGGCCAGCCGCGCGCATCCGCCTCCACGCTCACCCGCTCGGGCCGCAGCGCGAACAGCTCGGCCGGCATCCCGTCCGCGCCCGCAATCACCTGCACATAGCCATTGCCATGCAGCAGCACATGGCTCGCCAGCGTCTCGATCAGCCCCTGCCCCGCCGACGCCCGCGCCACCAGCCCCCTGACCCGCGCCGCCGCCGCACCATCCACCCCGCCGACCTTCAACGCGCACGCCCCGGCCCCTTCGGACACCAGCCGCATCGCCCGCTGCGCCACCGGATTGCCGATCACCCCGGCGCGCAGTTGCGCCTCATAGCTGGCCGGCCATTCCCCCAGCGCCACCGCCCCCGATCCCCAGGCCCGCGCCAGCACCGGCCGCCCCCGCCCCTCCTGTCCGGCTTCTCCCGACGCCGCCTTCATCCCGAACCATTTCCTCGGAGTATCCCCCTATGCAAAAAATCCTCGCCCCGCCGGGGAGAGGATAGGGAAGGTTGGCGGCGCCAGCCGCCTGCCAAAAGCTGGAAAGCGGCGCCCAGCCGCCTACCGAAACTTGGAGAGGGGCAGTGGATCCCCCCAAAATATTGCCACCCTGTTTCCAGCGCCGCCCAGCCCTGCTAATCAGTCGCAATATCCAAGCCAGAGACCTGCCCTGATGACCGCCCCCTCGCCCCTCCTGTCCCAGACCGCCGACCAGATGCGCGAACAACTCGCCGCCTCGCCGGAAGCCGCCGCCGCGCTGATCCGCGCGGGTGCCGATGCCGGCCTGCCCGACGCCCAGGCCTATTATGGCCAGCTGCTGCTCGACGGTCAGGGCATCGCCGCCGACCCGGCCGAAGCCTTCCGCCAGTTCGGCCTCGCCGCCGCCTCGGGCCATGTGATGGCGATCAACATGGTCGGCCGCTGCCATGAAAAGGGCTGGGGCACGCCGGTCGATCCGGTCGCGGCCGCCGCCTGCTATCGCCGCGCAGCCGAAGCTGGCCTCGACTGGGGCATGTATAATTGGGGCAGCGCGCTCGGCCTCGGCGCGGGCGTGGCCCAGGATGAACAGGCGGCGCTCGACTGGTTCCAGAAGGCTGCCGCCCTCGGCCATGCCAAGTCGATCAATTTCCTCGGCGCCTTTCATGAGGAAGGCCGCCTCCTCCCCCGCGACATGGACCGCGCGGACGAATGCTATCGCATCGCGGCGGAGGGTGGCGATTTTCGCGGCCAGTTCAACCATGGCCGGCTGCGCGCCGAGGCCGGCGACATCGCCGCCGCCACCCACTGGATGCAGACCGCCGCGACCAGCGCCACCCCCGCCTTCCGCGCCATGATGCGCGACCAACTGGCCGCCTCGCCCCACGCCGCCCTGCGCGCGCTGGCCGCCGGTCTCTGACCATATCCACGAAAAAGGGCGCGGAAATCCGCGCCCCTTTCGTCCGGCCTCACGCCCGGATCATTTGTTCCGCCGCAGCACCTCGTCGCAGCGGGAATTGGTGCCCGATCCCTTGCCGATCAGCCGCCCCGCCGCCGCGCCACCGGCGCCGGCCAGCACCGTCTCGCCCACGCCGCCGCCGGCGATGATGCTCGCGCCCGCGCCCACGCCCGCGCCGATCGCGGTGCCCTTGTCGCGGCCCTTCTTGCCCTGGAGCAGACAATAGCGCACATCGTCGCGGTCGCGCGGATCGGCCCGCGCCACCCGCGCCCGATCCTTGCTGTTCAGGCTTGCCGCCAGCACCGGGGTTGCGACCATCGTAACAGCGGCCACCGCCGCGATCATCCTGACCATCTTCATGTCCGTCGCTCCTGATCGGTGCGAAACGAAGCAGGTGAGCGCCTTGTTCCGGCGCCCATCCTCCTTGTTCACAGCCCCATATAGGGGCCGTGACGGACCGCCGCCTATTGCGGTTAATCCCTATCCGGGCGCCATCAATCGATGCGCGAGATGAAGTCGGCGGCCGGGCGGCGCACCTTCTTCAGATTGACCAGCCAGTCGCCCTCGTCCGCGCGATAGCCCAGCGGCATCATCACCACCGAGCGCAGCCCGCGCGCCCGCAGGTCCAGTATCTCGTCGAGCGCGGCCGGGTCAAAGCCCTCCATCGGCGTCGCGTCCACCTCTTCAAAGGCGGCGGCGGTCAGTGCGATGCCAAGGCCGACATAGGCCTGGCGCGCGGCATGTTCGAAATTGGTCTGCGCGTCGCGCTGCGGATAGGTGTTCAGCAGCATCTGGCGATAGGCTTCCCAGCCCTCGTTGCGGAAACCGCGCTCGTCATTGACCAGGTCGAACATGCCGTTGATCCGGTCGGCGGTATAATTGTCCCAGGCGGCAAAGACGACCAGATGCGACGCGTCGGTCACCTGCGCCTGGTCCCAGGCGATCGCCCGGATCTTGGCGCGGATA